GGGGCGGTATTCAATCCTTCTGGGAAAACGAAGCTGACGCTTTGAGTGGCAAAAAGCCTAAATTCAATAAAGTGGAACTGAAACTCAAAAAATTAACGGGCCTCTGCTACGCGACAGACGAACTTCTCCAAGATGCCGTGGCTCTTGAGGCAATCATTGGTCAGGCATTCGCGGAAGAGTTTGGTTTCCGAATGGACGACGCGATCATGAACGGCCTCGGTGCTGGGCAGCCTCTTGGATTTATGAACAGCGGGGCACTCGTGAGTGTCGCAAAGGAAACAAGCCAGGTCGCCGGAACCATCGTAACCCAGAACATTCTAAAAATGTGGTCGCGTTGCTGGGGAAGATCTCGTCAAGACGCTGTTTGGCTAATTAACCAAGACATTGAGCCGCAACTAAGTCAACTGACCCTCAACGTAGGTACTGGAGGTATCCCGGTCTATATGCCTGCCAGTGGATTATCCGGACTTCCATATAGCACTCTGTTCGGTCGTCCTGTGATCCCGGTTGAGCAAGCCAATACCATCGGATCACAAGGGGATATTTCGTTGGTTGACCTTTCCCAGTATCTCCTGATCGACAAAGGCGGTATCAACGCCGCATCCTCGATCCACGTCCGTTTTCTCTATGACGAAAGTGTCTTCCGTTTTATCTATCGCGTAGATGGTCAGCCAATTTGGAAATCAGCACTCGTGCCATTCAAGGGCAGTAATACCCTCAGCCCATTCGTTACCTTAGCTGCACGCTAATCATTAAAATTTGAGGAGGAATAATCAAAATGGATGATCTTTATCATGTCGCTAATGTTCTACCACCGATAGCGAACGCTTTCGCTGGGGTTACGCCTACTGCCGTTATCAACATGAAGAACTGGCAGCACGCCAGCTTCCTTGTCCAATGTGGGGCTGGCGCTGTAGGAACAGCCACGATTACTGTTGAGGCATGCAGCGATGTTACGCCAACGGCAGTAACCCCCATCGGTTTCTTTTATCAAGAATGCATCTCCGGAGATACATTCGGCCCTATTAAGCAAGCCCCGGTTGCAGGTTTTACTACCGTAGCCGCGATCAACAAACTATATAAGGTCGAAGTTGATGACTCAATGCTCGCCAGCACAGGTTATAGCTATGTAAGACTTAAGTCCACAGAAGTAGTCGTAGGAGCCATAACCGGCGGGGTTATCGTCGTACTCACTGATGGTCGTTTCGAGAGTGAAGTAATGGACACAGTCTTAGTTTAATTGATTCAAGGAGTAGGCTAACACCTGCTCCTTATTTTTAGGCCGGTGTTACTAACAAGGAGGGTTCCATGAATTTAGTCTTAAAGACACCACCCGCCATTGAGCCCTTGGGGGTTCAGGAAATAAAGACTTATCTTAGACTGGATGATGTGATGGATACCGTCGAGGACGACTACCTGAGCGCCATAATTACAGCCGCTCGGGAATATTGTGAAGCGTTTCAAAACCGTGCCTTCATCACTCAAACTTGGCAAATGAGTTTTGATGACTGGCAAAGTCGAGTGATTGAACTACCAAGAGGAACCCTGCAAACCGTAGACCATGTTACTTATAAGAACTCCGCCGGGATCGTGACAACACTTTCTGAAACCCAACAGTATGTTGTTAGCACGCGCGGAGTTTTGGGTAGGGTAACTCCTCCTTATGCACAGCCCTGGCCTTCGTTCGTACCGTTCCCACTCGATGCGGTCGTGATTGAGTTTACATGTGGTTATGGCGATACCGCAGAGACTGTACCGCAAAAGGTAAAGCAAGCCATGAAACTACTCATCAGTCATTGGTATGAGAATCGCACCATCTTAAGTGAAACAGGCCAAGCGCCTGGAGAGATCGCTTTTGCAGTGTCGGCGCTCCTATGGTTTGACAGAATAGCGCCAGTGTAAAGGAGGGCTGCTATGAATCCGGGGGATTTAAGGCATAAAATTATTATTCAATATAACGCGGCCCTTGACCAGACGGATGATAACGGCAACCCACTGGAGAATTGGCAAACGCTTATGACCCCCTATGCAAAAAGAACTGGGCTTAAAGGGAAATTGTTCTATCAGGCTGCAGCAGCACAGGCCGAGACGGATATTCTGTTTACGATTCGTTTTCGCGCAGGCATCAAAGCAGGCATGAGACTAATCCATGGCGCAGATTCGTTTGAGGTTAAAGTGCCCCCGGTTGATCCTACGGGGCGAAAACGCTGGCTTGAAATACACACCAGGGAGGTGTTGCAAAATGGCGGCTGAGATGGAACTTCAGGGACTTGATGAACTCTTAAACCAGCTTAAGGAAGTCAGTGATAAGGCCAGTAGGGTCGAGAATCAGGCGCTCAAGGCCGCTGCTCAACCCATTGCAGATGAAATGAAGAGTCTCGTCAAGGTGAGTTCGATCACCCACATCCACATCCGAGATGACATTCAAGTATCCGGTGTTAAAACGAAAGATGGTGTCAAATATATCGAAATAGGTCCTGGTAAAACCACGAACTGGAGAGCTAAATTCCTAGAATGGGGTACAAGTAAGATGCAAGCCCAGCCCTTTGTTCAACCAGCCTATGAACACAAGCAAGCAGAAGCTGAAGAAACGATGAAACACACGATTGTGAAGTCCTTGGGATTATGATTAACAGCATCCTAGTGAAAGCTCTCAAACCGCTGGGCGTTCCGGTATTCTGGCAGACGTATTTAGGGACGGCGACGTCTTACATTACCTTCTTTTGCTATAACGAGCAGGGTGAGGCTTGGGCAGAGAACGACGAAATAGCCACGGGTTATTATATGCAAGTGGATGTGTGGTCAAAGGGCGACAACTCATCGCTGGTTGATCAAGTTAAATTGACTTTGGAAGCAGAAGGTTTCAAACGAACAACAGCGCTAGACCTGTATGAATCTGATACTCAGATTTATCACAAGGCCATGCGCTTTTATTATGTCATTTAGTGGAGAAGGAGTGAAGCATGGTATGCCGATTATTGGTATAGAAAAACTGTACGTGGCAAAACAAACAAAAGACGATATCACAGGACTCACCTATGCCGTGCCAAAATACTATGCCGGAGTTCAAACATTAGGCATCAAGCCTAAGCAAAACACCGAAAAACTATTTGCAGAGAATATTCTTTGGGATCAGGCAACCACGCTCGATAGTGTCGACATAGAAGTCGATCTTGCTGATCTGACCAGTGCGCAAAGAGTAGAATTGCTGGGTCAAACCACCGCAGTGACGGGTGGGGTTTATGCCTCAGGGTCAGACATTGCCCCTTATGTAGCCTTACTATATAAGGCAACTCTGCGCGGGGGTGCCAAACGTTACGGAGTGCTTTATAAAGGAGCTTTCCAACTTCCGGATGACAACTTGGAAGGACAGCAAGGGAAAGTGAAGTTTCAGGCGCCCAAAGTAAAAGCACTTTTTCAAACCACTCAATACAACGGAATGTGGGAATACCATGTCGATTCAATCGACCCGAACTGCCCCGTGGGGATCGATTCAACTTGGTTTTCAGCCGTAACAATCCCGACGGTTGATACAACCGCGCCGACGGTTATTACCACCCCAGCCGATGCTGCAGCAGCGGTGCCAATCACCGCCAACATGGTCTGGACGTTCAATGAAGCCATTGACCCATCGAAGGTAACTTCTGCGAACTTCTTCCTATTAAAAGCAACTGACGGAACAATTATCCCTGGCACGTTGACACTTGACGGTACGAGCAAGATTTTAACCCTCCACCCAACAGCGGTCTTAACGGCTGCCACTGCGTATGTCGCAATTTGCACGACCAATGTATCCGATGTCGCCGGAAACTATTTAGTAGCGACCAGTATTACGAATTTCACGACAGCTTAATTCGTTGTAAGCGTCAATTAGCCTCCACCTAGAATTAGGTGAAGGCTATAGCAAAAGCCCATTAGAAGGAGTTCCAGTTCCATTCTAATGAGCTATATAAGAAGGTATAACATGTACACAGACTTGAATTAAAACACTTAATTAACGCTTAGGTCCAAATTGATTAAAGATCTTCTTAACCATTTGACCACCAACAGAGCCATTTTCACGACTAGTTCGATCTGCACCCAGTGTGACGCCAAGTTCTTTAGCTACCTCTTCTTTAGTTACTGGTAAGTTGTACTTTGTCATTTCAAATTGCCTCCTTTATGTTGATTATTTGAACCTGATTCTAACATAACCGATTAAAGAAGTTTATACTCAGGTAAAGTCTGGCATTAATGGCAATCCTTCGTAGGAATAGAACATTAATGCATTCGTTTCTACAGCCTCGTATATCGCAATTTGCACGAGCAATGTATCCGATGTTGCAGGAAACTATTTAGTAGCAACCAGTGTTACGAATTTCACGACAGCTTAATTAGTTAGAGTAACGAAAGAGTCCTTAAGGGGGCTCTTTTAGTTTGGAGGAACCTATGCAACTTATTCTTGATGACAAAACCTACATCGCTCCACCAGCAAAAGGCAGAATGGTCCGTAAGGCCATCGAAATGACCGAGAAGACAAACTTCAATGATCTCAAATCAGCCGATCTCGACAACCTAGTGGATTACGTTGCGAAGTTATTTGGCGACCAATTCACGATTGATGAGCTTTATGATGGCCTTGATGCTGACAAATTAATCCCCACAATTATGGAATGTATCAATAGCGTGGTCGGACAGATCGGAGCAAAAGCAGAGCAATTCCCAAACGTACCGACGGAGTCATAAGCGAGCCTTTGACTCTGGCAGAGTTTATAAAAGAAACCTATCTACAATTAATTGACCAAGGATGGGCCCTAAACGATATTGATGAAATGGATTTTTTCTATTACATGGACCTCTTGATTTTTAAAGCCAATAAAAAGGAACCAAAACATTATATCGATACGGTCTTTTAAAAAGGTGGTGAGACCATGGCAAGTGGAGAACTTGGCAACCTTGCAGTAAAGATCAGCCTGGATAGTACAGGCTTCCAAAATGGGATCAGCGGAATCAATACCCAAATGAAAGTGGTTCAATCCGAGTTTAAGGCAGCATCAGCCCAACTCGGAGAATTCGGGACCAGCACAGAGCAGTTAGGACTTAAGAGCAACAGTCTTAACCAACAGATTGATCTGCAGAAACAAAAAGTTTCATCACTTGAACAAGCATTTCAGGAATCAGCAGAAAAAAAGGGACTCGACGCAAAGGCGACTCAGGACCTACAGATAAAACTAAATAATGCCAAAGCAGCCCTAGCGGGAATGGAGACAGAACTAGGACAGACCAACCGATTACTGGAAGAAGGCGTCACCCACCAAGAAGCGCTGGGACAGTCGACTGAAACAACAGGCAGCAAGCTACAGAATTTAAAAGCAGCTTTCGGAACAGTCGGTTTAGCAGCCGGAGCCTTTCTGGCAAGCGCAGTCAAGTCAGCGACGGACGCGCAGCAAAGCACCAGTATATTAACGAATTTACTACAAGATCAAGGACTCTCCGCAGCCGACGCGAGTAAAGACATCAAGAGCTTCACCTCAGCCATCACAAAAATGTCCTCATTTTCTGGCGGAGAGGCTAAAGCCGCATTACAGACATTGACAGAAAAGGGTATTGACGCTTCAAAAGC